TACCTTGCATTAATCCTTACGACTATTCAACAATGAGAGAGGGTGGTATTGATGTTAGATTAATAAAAGATAATTCAACTTTTATCTTTGGTTTGCACGAATACAAAAAGCCACCTACTTTGATAAGTCCACGAACACACGAACTGCAAAGAGACGATGAAATGAATAAATTTCTAGCGGAAAATACTCCAGCAGAAGTTTATCAGTTTCTTTTAGACCGTTCGATTAGAAAATAAATTGTAAATTTGAGAATATGAAAAGAGTAATTTTATTTGCATCGTTGCTAGTTTTAGCTTCATGCAAGAAAGAAGAAAAAGAAGAAACGCTTTGTAATTGTGGACTTCTAAAAATGAAAATGGAAACAGATAGAGTATTTATTTTGCAAAATGTTTGCTCCGATAATCTGAAAGTGATTTATAACATTCCCGAAGCGCAGTATAATTCTACGCCACTAGGGCAAGCGGTTTGCATTGATACATTGACAACATGGTAGTAGCCTTAAAAGTTTTCTTAATCGCCTGGTTTATTACGCATTTTGAACCGTTGCAAGAAAGAATTGAACGTTTATACTTAATCAAACGATTAGAAAAAGTAATCGACATTATAACGTGTTTTAAATGCTTATCATTTTGGAGTGTTTTAATTGTTACATGGAATGTTTATTATGCTATCTTTGCATCGTTAACGGCTTATTTATATGATTCTATCACAGAGCGAGATTGATACTTGGCAGACGCACCCAAGTGATTCAAAAAAGGATATGTTGACTTGTCAGCGTATCTTTTTGGCGTATAATAGCGATGCTGAATATTATTGTATGTGTAGTAAGACAAAGCGAAAAATTAAGCGTGTACAGTTTAATGAATGGTATGCAAAAGTCACAAATTGATAACTACGTAAATGAAAATTATCAGTTACTTTTAAAAGTTTCTAGCGACTTTGTGCGACGAAAAAAAAGAAATTTTGATCCTGAAATTGTAATTAGTGAGGCGTACATTCACGTTCTAAAATGCAAAGATAAAATTGATAACGTCGGACAACTACAATCGTATTTTTTCAGCAAAATAAACTTAGAAATTAGCAAACAAAACAGCGTAACGAATTACCAGTTTAAAGAAAGACATTCGGAGTTGATAGGTATCGAAAGACAAGAAGAAAACAATATCCTATTAGAGATAGAGCACGACATCAAACGTAATAGCCAAAAAGCACAAATCGAAGCGTATAGGCTAAATTTGAAATGTAGTATAAAAAAGATTATCTTTGAAGCGTATTTTATAAAGAGATACAGGACAGTAAGGGACTTCGCTAAATACTTCAATCTAAGCAAGCAAACAGCGAATGATTTAATAAATGAAATGAAACAAGAAATAAGAAACCATGGCAAAATTTAAAGAAGAATTTGAGAATTGTATAGTTACAGTAAACTCAAAAGCAATTGGAAAAATCCAAATTAACACAGCAGAAGTTAATCCTAATCATTGGGCAAACATCAAAGAATTTGCATTTATGTTTGAGGATGAAACAGAAACACCCAAAGAAGAAAACGAGGGGTTAATCGCAGATAGTTACGCAGATTTCACATTGAACGAATTACGTGAACGTTTCCCGAATATCAAAGCGACATCTAAGAAAGCGTTTATCGAACAAATTGAGGAGTAATGGAAGCCGAACTGTTTGAAAAAATATGTTCAGATTTGGAGAGAACTCACTTAGGGTTACTCTCCATTTGTCGTAATAATGGACTAGCGACAGAGAATGCTTTTAGGAATCATTTGAAAAAAAGTGAACTGAACGAGGAGAGGTACACGCGTGCGCGCGAGAAACAACTTGATTACCTTGAGGACTTGCTTAGGGAAATATCATTTGAAAACTGGAATGATTCTACAGTTAAAGGAACTGTAAATATTGGAAGTAATGCAATCGCTAGAGATAGATTGAAAGTTGACACACTTAAATTTATTCTTTCCAAACTTAGACCGCAGAAATACGGCACTAAAATAGAACACACAATCAAATCAGAACCTAGAGTATTTAAAATAGATTAGTATGGATAAAATAACTAAATATGATTACTATACTAACGTTAGGCGCGAAGGTGAATACTTCCAATTTCATAAAGCATTAGTTGAAAATAGTTCTTTAAAATTTAGAATAGGTTTTTTAGAAAGTGAAAATAAAAGGCTAAAAAAGAAATTAAAGAAATTTAAAATCGATTAGTATGGCTTTTGAGGTTACCACAGCACTTAGGAAAATGTTAGCCTTAAAACAGCCTATTAAGATAATTCAAGGCTCTACGAGTAGCGGAAAGACTTTCGGTATCGTTCCAATACTTTACGACAAAGGACTTGAAACACCACGAATAAGAATAACAGTGGTTGCCGAAACATTAACCGCCGTAAAAGAGGGGGCGCTAGATATTTTTATTAACTTCTTAATTGACGAGGGCAGATGGAACGATACAAGTTGGAACGCTTCAAGTTTGATCTACACATTGAGCAACGGCTCTAAAATCCAATTCAAATCATTTGACACAGTCGGTAAAGCCAAAGCCAGTGGTAAACGTCAAATCTTATTCCTGAATGAAGCTAACCATATCGACTACGAAATAGCGGATGCCTTAATGATTAGGAGCGAAGAGGTTTGGATGGACTTTAATGCCGATATGGAATTTTGGGCGCATACCGAAATACTCCCTCAGAAAGAAGTTGACTTCATTAAACTTACATACAAAGATAACGAGGCGATACCGCAAAGGATATTCAAAGATTTGATGCTACGTAAAGCCAAAGCAGAAAAAGAAGAAAAAAGCGGGAATAAAGGGTATTGGTGGAACTGGTGGCAAGTGTACGGACTTGGCGAAATCGGACAACTGCAAGAATCAATCTTTGAGGTTTGGGAACAAGTGGATAAAAAGCCTGAGCGCTTTCAACAATATTGCTATGGATTGGATTTTGGTTTTGTACACCCTACGGCACTATGCCGTGTTTGGTATTTTGAAGATGAAATCTTTGTCGAAGAAATAATTTACCGTGAGGGTTTGACAAGTGGTCAACTCGTTAGCTTAATGCAAAGTAAAGGTATTGAGAATAGCATTGAGATAATTGCTGACTACGCACGTCCCGAAATGATACAAGACATACGCAACGCTGGGTACTATGTTTTGAACGCAAACAAGAACGTTAAAAGCGGACTTGACAAGCTCAAGCAAAAGAAAGTTTACGTACATTCTGATAGCTCAAATATCATTCGAGAGAATAAGAAATATCGCTACCGTAAAATTAACGGGGTGCAAACAGAAGAACCGCTCAAACTGTTTGACGATGCGATGGATGCGATTAGATACGCTAATTTGTGGGTGGATAGTTATTCAACTACCGATATTGGCGAATCATTCTCAATGGACATGTAGCAAATAAATCCTATTTTAAGTATGGCAATAACGATTGAAAGTACAAATCAAAGCACACTAAGCGCGGGGTATAATCCTTTGCGTTGGTATTTGAGTAGTACAAACGTAAACGAGAAAGCATTTAGATACATTGTCGAAGTGTACAACGCTGACGGCTCAGGAGATAAACTATTTGAAAAGAAATACGCACCTAGACCCGTCGATGGTTGGGCGGAAGTAGATATTTCTAGAGATGTACAAAACTTTTTAAGCGCGCACAATCCTTTTCAAAACTCCGATGCTCAAAACGCTTTAGAACATTATTTGAAGTTTGACATTCGCTTTGGTGAGGAGTACATCGTGGCGTGGGATTTTGATGATTATATTTTTGATAGTGGGCTGACGGGTTTCAATCAAACGCCAAACGTAACGCCTCACCCGTTTATCGTTGGTGACCAAGTAAGAGTAGAACTTAATACTACTTACAATGATTTTAGGGATGCTTTAAACGGTTTGTTTACGGTTACAATAGAACCTGACAATTATACGGTGGTTACTCAATTGCCGTGGATTGGTTCGGGCGGTGCGACACCCGGTAAGATGTACTACGCTGATAATAGAAAATCTCGTTTCTTGAATCTTACACGACAAACGAAAAAAACAACCGCTAATATTGCTATACCACTAAAAGATATGAATTCTTTCACTGGTGCGCAATTTCTTTTAGGCACGTCACCCGTTGGAAAGTTTCTTACAGATATGCCACGAATCGTTAAACAAAATCCAAATCAGGATAATTGGCTTGCGTTTTTCAATAACTACATTTCAAGAACTTTACGCATTACTTTTGAGAATGACTTAGGAGATATTGCATACCGTTCAATAACTGCAACAACTGCGCAAGGGATTATACAAGTCGCTAGCGGTTTAGGTAATCAAGGAACTTTGATAGTCGATTCAGGAACTTTACCAATCGTAAAGGATAACGCCAAAATCGTAAACGTTTATTTGACCAATACGAGTGGAACACCGTTAACTGAAGTTATCACTTACCAAATTGATAGACGTTGCAATATTGAGGACTACGAAATAGTTTTCATGGATAGATTAGGCACGTTCGCCAATTTCGCTATGCAACTTCGAGCGTATGAAAAAGGTCAAGTTAACCGATTAACGTATAACCAACAATTTGGAAACGTTTACGCTGGACTTGTAACGTTTAACACTTGGGAAAGTGGCACGACTACTTATCACGTTGATAACACCAAAGAATTAACTTTAAACACAAATTATTTAACCGATGCTGAAAGCGTTTACTTTGAGCAATTAATGACAAGTGGGTATGTGTTTTTAAAAGTTGGTAACGATTATTTCGCGTGTCAAGTTACTGAAAGCGGTTACGATGTTGAACGATCTAAAAACGGGAACTTAATCCGTAAAACTATTAACGTACGTTACGCTGTACAAAATCCGATTAACGCATGACGGTAACTAGAATTAGATTAATAGGGGATTACTTTAATGTTGGTATAAACGATTATTTAGAGGTTGCAGAAAACGTTGTAGTGCCTTTGAATTTTGGAGTGTCAGACGTTAGGGACTTGACAAGTAAAACGGGTTCTTTCAGTAAGTCGATTAAAATTGTAGGGACGAAACATAACAACCTTGTCTTTGATAATATATTTGATGTTAACGCTGTAACCTTAGAATTCAATATCAACACTAAACAAGCGTGTTTGATTGAGCAAGACGGTGAGATAGTTTTGGACAATGCAATCATTCAACTTATCGACGTAGAAAAGATTTCGACTGGCATAGGCAACGATGAGCAAATCATGTACACGGTTACCGTGAAAGATACCGTTTCGGAGTTGTTTACCGACATAGGTAGTAAGTTGCTGACTGACTTAGATTTTAGTGACTTAAATCACACGTATCAAGCGAGTGATGTTATTGCAAGTTTTGACCATGTTAAAGAGGATGGTTACAAATACGTGTTACCAATTACCGACGATGCGCAGTATAACCTTACGGAAATGAAACCCGCTGTTTATGTTTGGCAATATCTTAACCGTATCTTTTCCAACGCTGGATATTCATATCAGTTAGACGAAATGCAATCAATCGGTATTGATAAAATGCTGATACCTTACAACGGCGGTAAGTCGAAAGTAAGCGAAGCGACTCAAGAAGCGATTGAAGTTATTGCAGAAAAAACAACATCTCAATTGGTAACGGGTGTTAAACTTAACAACGTAGGCACAGCAACAAAGCTAAATATTAATACAGAGATTAAAGACGACCAAAACGTTTACAATCCAACGTTAAGCGAGTATACAAGTCCATTTAATTTAAGCCCACCAAGCGCCCTTGAGTATAAAATTGAAATTGATTACGATTTAAAATTTAGAAATAACGAATCAAGCTCTGTTTATTTAAACGGTCAAATATCTAGTAAGCCGTTTATTGAGTGTACAAGCGGTGGCGTATTTCCTTTGGGTATTGTAGATGTTGTTGCTAATAGCGTTAATCCTATTTGCTACATTTCACCTAACGGATTTACTGTTATAGATGCAAACTATTCAGGGTATGCAAATTTACCAAATGGTGATACTACTATTTCAAGTGGTGTTAATACTTTAATTTTATCAGCAACTGACATTGCATTTACAGATGTATTGGAGTTGCAAATGTACACTACAATAAATACAGTCCCTCAATTTTTTAGAGTAATTGATAATGCACCCGCCAGTGTTACATACGTTGTAAATGTAAAATCAATTAAAATTCGTATAGTTCCAAGTGCTGAAAGTTTAACGTTTGGTTTTCCCGTTGTAATGAACGATTTTATACCAGCCAATATCAAACAAAGTGATTTCTTAAAGTCATTGTTTACGATGTTTAACTTGTTTGTTATTCCAAATATTGACAACCCGAAAGATATAATAATTCAAACTAGGGATAAATATTACGACGAGGGAACGGTAAAAGATTTTACTCAAAAACTTTGTAAGGAGTTACCACATACTTTGACATTCCTACCAGAATTAACTGCAAAGAAATTAACACTAACCTATGCAACCGACACCGATGCGTTAAATGTTGGTTACCTTAAAAATGTGAACGAGGTTTACGGTCAGGTTCAATACACATTCGACAACGAGTATATCAAAAACGAAGTTAAGAAAGATGTAATTTTCGGGGCGTCTCCTTTCCTTTCAACTCCATTTGGTGCAACTGTGTTTGGAGTAAATGGAAGCGAGCCTAAAACACTACCAAGAATAGTTTTTGACGGTGGCAAATATCCTTGCGGTTATTATCAAATCAATGATACACCAACTCAATGGATAAGCGTAAATGAATATCCGTTTGTTGGTCACTTCGATGCACCCGTAAACGCAAACAAAGATTTGAACTTTGGGGCTTGTGATTACTACTTTGATAACAACTACGGTACTATTCCGTACAATAATTTAGGGAATACCTATTGGAGGCGAACGGTTGCCCAAATCAATAGCGGTAAACTGTACACTGTTATGTTAAACGTTAATTCATTTGACATAGCAAACCTTAGATTAAACGATAAAATCTATTTAGACCGTTCCTATTGGGTAATAAACAAAGTTATTGACTACGATGCAAACAGTAACGCACCGACAAAGTTTGAGTTGTTAAGTGTTGACCAGGAAGTAACACTACCAAAGTTTAGAATACCTAAACCAACTAAACCTAGCAAAAACGATGCTGGCATAAAAGTGCCAATAAAGGATATTATCAAAAAACGTTACGATTCTTTGACTAGCGATAGTTCAAGCGGTGGCGTTATTGTATTAGGAAACGGAAACCAAATCTTAGGAACGGTTAAAAATGCAATTGTAATCGGAGATAATAAGGTAGTAGAAAAGGATGGACTTTATACAGATAACTTATTTGTAGGAAACAAAGAAATACTTTCGCCTAAATTTCTATTTAAGGCGTTGGTTACTCAGGTAGGTACTGCAAATCCTACAATGGATATTGCAGTTGACCAATTCGGATTAACGATTACAAGAATCAATATAGGACACTATCAATTAACATCGCCAAACGGTGTATTTTTAGGTCAAGTCCTTTGCGTTGCTCAATTTGCAAAGTCAACTGTAGGGTTCATTTCAATAGGTAGAATAAACAATTTTACAGTTGAGATAAGAACAATAGACTCTTCAGGAACTTTAACAGATGGGCTACTAATGAACACCACAATAATAATAGAATCATGGCAGACAAAGTAATAGACGTTGAAATAAGAACAAACACCACGGGGATAAAATCGCTTCGTCAAGAATTACGTGAAACGACAATAGCTTTACAACAAGCAACAGACCCAAAATACATTGAAGAGTTACAGCAAAAAGCTGGACAACTTAAAGACCGTATGATGGACGTAAACGCGGAAATCAATGCAATGGCTTCGGGTTCTAAATTCGAGCGTGTTTCTAGTTCATTAGGTTTAGTTGGCGATTCACTTCGTAACATGGATTTTCAAGAAGCCTCTGAGCGTGCAATGTTATTTGCTAAGACAGCCAAAACAATTACGTTTAAAGATGCAATAGGAAGCGTAAAACAATTAGGAAGTACTTTCATGACTGTTGGCAAGGCAATACTAACAAATCCTTTATTTCTTATCGCTGGAGTTATTGTTTTGATAGGTGTTGGAATAGTTAAATTATTAGATAAATTAGGCATTTTAAAAACTATTTTTAAGGCGATAGGAGACGTTATTGACTTTGTTGTACAAGGAATAAAAGACTTTTTAGATTGGATTGGTTTAACAAACTTTGCCGTAGAGGATGCAGCACAAGCACAAGCCGACGCGTCCGAAAAAGTTGCAAAAGCTCAAGAAGAAAGAACAAAATCAGTTGTTCAGGATATTGATAATGAAATAAGAATAGCAGAGCTTCAAGGTAAAAGTACTGAGGATTTAGAACGTAAAAAAGTTTGGTTAATTGTAAATACGGCAAAAGCAAGATATAAAGCTGACATGGATGCAGCTAAAGCTGCAGCTCTAAAAGGAGATTTAGACCAAGCAGAAATACAAGCCCTTTACGATAAGGCTAAAGCAAGCGGATTAGCTGTAAAACAATCATACGCGGATGTTACGTTTTTTGAAGAAAAAACAAAAGACGATAAGAAAAAGAGAAAGAAAAAAGAAGAAGAAGACAATGCCGAAATAGCTAAGAAAGCGAGCGAAACAAGAAAAAAGAATCAAGACAAAATAAACCAAGAAATACAAAAGGCGGTTCAATTTAACAAAGAAGCGCAAAAAGAAAATGAATTAAATTTACTTTCAGCTCAAGATCGTGAAATAAAAATTTCCAACGATAAATACCAAGCGCAAATAGACCAAGCTATTAAATACAAACAAGATTATTCTCAAATTGTAATTGCTCAAAAGAACGCTGAAAATGAAATAAATTTAAAATACGAACAAGAAAGAAAAAATCAAATTGAAGAGGCTCAAGCCGTAATTGACCAACTTAATAAAGACTTTCTAAACGCTAGACTTTCAGATATTGACCAAGAAAAATTGGCGGTAAAAGAAAAATACGCAAAGGCAATTGAGGACGCAGAAAAAAACAAATTAGATACAACTGTATTAAAAGCAAATCAAAAAGCCGAAGAAGATGCTATTGACTTAGCATACGATGAAAAGAAAAAGGCTAACGCTATTGAGTTGGCTTCGTGGATGAATACTTTTAATACAGATGAAAGAGCAAAATATGTTGCTGACTTAGAGGCTAAACAACTTGAGGATGAAACAAAATTAAAAGAAGCTAAAGATAAAGGTTTACTAGACGAACAAACATACCAAGATGCCCTTAAAACTATTCAAAAAAAGACAATTGATGACATTGCAGAATACGATAAGAAAAAAGCAAAAGATAGTTTAAATTCTAAACTTGAAAATGTTCAAAAGTATGTTGATGCAAGTACGGGTTTAATGACTGCATTGGGTGATTTAGCAGTAGCAACGGCAAAGAAAGATGCTAAAAGCCAAGAACAAGCAGCGCGAAAAAAGTTTGCAATTGATAAAGCAGCCGCTTTGGTTACAGCTGGAATAAATACAGCTTTAGCAATTACTAAAGCAATGCCAAATCCCGCTTTAATGGCATTGGCTGGAGCAACGGGTGCAGCACAAATTGGAGTGATTGCAAGTAAACAATTTAATTCGGGTGCTAAAACGCAAGCCCCAAATACTCCAAATCCATCTGTAAGTGAACCACAAGCAAACGCAACACCAATATTTAATATGTTCGGTAGTGGTGGCAATGCAAACAATCAAAACGCAAGTGGTAACAATTCAAACGGTCAGAATATTACGGTAACGGCGGTTGTAAGTGAAACCGATATGACAAACACACAAAACCGTGTTAACTCAATGAAATCAAGCGCCTCGTTATAATGGATTCACGATCTAAATTCATATCACAATTAGGAGCGTGTACAAGAACGCTAAACGCTGAAATTAAAAAGACGATTGTAGACGTTAAAGCGGTGCGTACCGGTAGGATGAAAAATAGCACTAAGGTAAAAATTGACTTTGATTTTAGTAAAGAGGTTTTTACAATTAAAAGTATTAGTTCAACTTTTTACTTTAAATTTGTGGATAAGGGAACGATTTATATCACACCTCGAAACATTACTGACAAAACAATAGGTAAAGATAACGTACAAAAAGCCTTAGATAAGTTGTATGGGGTTTGGATAGATTACCAAATAGATAGAGAATTTGAAGTATTTAAAGCGTAATTATGGCATTTAGAACACCGCGAGATATTGACCGACGTTACACACGTAAATTCAAAGAGATAATCTTGAATGCCCCTTTGATTGATACTCGTGCGCTTTACAAATCCATTGACGTGACGGCTGAAATAGATTATAACTTTGGAACATTTATGTCAAGTGATTACACATTTACTGTAAAGATTTACGCAGAGCCTTATTTGTGTTATCATATTATCCCTATGCAACTATTATCATGGTTTAAGAACTCACGTTCATTTGACAATACAACGCAACGTTATAGGCAGTATTTCAGAGCCTACCTACAAAACGAATATCCGTTATTAAGGTTTGATAACGTTACCCTGGAACTAGCAAATATTATAATCGTTAACCAACCCGAGGGCGGTGGGCTTTACAATTTTTACCTAGAGGGTTAACCTTTAAGTTTTAATTCAGACTCCATAGAAAGCCAATTTAGTACTAAAATATGCCCTAAGCTGGTAACGTCTTTTACTTTGGTAACATCACCATTACAAAGACCGTATATTAATCTTTGCCAACCCCACTTAGTATTTGTTTGTTCTGGTTTTTTAGGTTGTATTTCTTCGGGTTCTTCTTCGTCTGGTTCGGGGTCATCGTCTTCAAGAAGCCCTTTGTACTTTTCTAGTATTTCAGCTCTATATTCCACGAATGATTGAACGGTTGAATAGTGTTTTATTATTGGTTCTTCGCGTATCTTTTCACATTCAAAGGTTAGTATTTCGTAACCTTTAATAGTTGCACAAATCTTATCAATATTCTCAATAGGTGCTTTATCGGTGCAATAGGTATTAAGGTCAATAAATGCTCCAAATGATAAGTGTCTAAATGATTGTTTAGTTTTATTTGTAGGTAATGAATCGAGCCAACGGAACTCCTTAAGAATCTCGTTTAATTCATTTTCGTCTGTATCAAAATAATCGTTTCCAGTAACTATTGAGATACGTTCAATAAGAAATTCAGTAGGGCTTAAATCTTCTTGTTCAAGCCCTACGATTTCTAAAAATTGGTTAACTGTTACGTCTTTCCAACTATTTGCCATCTTCCAATGATTTCAAAGTTTTCTTTGCTACTAAAGTGATGTAAGGAATAGCGAAGTCCGCTTTGACATTATCCTCAAATAACTTTGCTTTAAGTTCTAAATGTGATTTCTCGTAATGTTCATTTACGGTCAAGTCAGCGCGTTTAAAAATAATAGCAAGAATAAAGCTAGGGAAATTTGTTACACCACGTTTGGCACTCTTTTCAATCTCAATCAAATCCTTTGTTTTAAACTTAAATTCGTCACCAGTGTAAGCAACGTATTTATAACCGTTCAATTCAATTTCTTTTGCTGGCAATTCACTTGTAATAGTCATTGCGTTAAAAGACTTAATTAACTCAATGAATGAATCATTATCCATATCGTAAATAATCGATTCAGATAAACCAAGCGTTTTAAATACTTCACAATATTGTTCTAATTTCCCTAACGTTTGAGACTGTAGGATTGTGTAGATTTTGTTAAATTCTTTAAGCGTTATTTCATTCGCTTCGTTCCTTAGTTCAAAGGTTTCATTCTCTAATTTTACGTTTACCATAACTTTTACATTTTAGGACAAAGATACAATTTTACCTATTATCGACATCTTTAATTCAATGCCTTGTTTCGGCACTTCTGCCATTTCTACTTCTTCAACTGTTGCCACATCTGCGACTTTAAGCTCTGCAATCATTGAATAAATCTCATCAAATTTCGCATCGACTTCTGCTTTAGTGTAGGTTTCGACTGCTGGCGTTTCTTCTGCCATTTCTACTTCTTCGACAACTTCTGTTTCCGTCATTTCAACTTCTGCGACTTCTTCAACTTCTTCTGTCATTTCTACTTCTGTTCCCACCGCCTCGATAACATTATCTGTTATAGTGATTGGTTGGTCATCAATAGTGACGTTTCCGCTAAAGGTTTCAATCGGCTGTAAATCTTCGTCAAGCACCGTAACCGCTTGACCTACTTCAATAGAATCTGCTGTTACAATAACTTCACCAGTATCTGTACCGATAGCCTCAGTGAATTGAGCGACAAATTTTCTTCTCTTGCTCATATTTATTGGTTTAATAATTTCTTGTTTTGTGAATTTCAACGCACTTTCACCATGAATTGAGAATCCAATCTTACCGCTATCCACACAATCAAAGTACGCTTGTTTATCTGTGAATTGTTGAACTGCAAACCACGTCTTTTCGGGGCATTCAATACCGTAAGTAATTAGCGATTTGTCGGTTTTTGGTGTTTCAACTAACCATGTTTCTAGAATGTAACTAGGTACTCGTTTAGCTTCGTCGTGTTCATCGTTAAAAACGTCTTTTCCGCTTCTGTCCTTTTGGAACTTGACAAACATTTGTTCAACGATTTCAGGAGTTACATTAACATAATACTCCTCGCCCGTTTCTTCGTCTCGTCGTGGTATTCTTTTCGGTATTAATACAGGACTTGCTATCCTATATTTCAAATCATCTTTGAACATTAAGTTCTGAACGTTTGTACTGAACGCAACCCCTTTAATCATTATCGCTGGGTTTGCTGTATTGGCAATTTCTAGCACGCCTAAATACTCGCCATTTTCGGCATCGCACTCATCAATTGAAAGATTATAGACTGGTAACATGTCGATAATAGGTAAAATTGTATCTTTGTCCTAAAATGTAAATTATGATTAATCTGAAATTAGACAATGAAACGTTTGAACTTCGCAACGAAGCGAATGAAATTGACTTGCACGAATTAAATAAAATTGTAAATATCATGTCATTTCCCGACTTGGTACTCACTGAAAAGTTTGAAGCTATTTTTAAGGTGCTTGGTTTACCTGACAATGATATGGATGCTAACGCAATGGTTGATTTAATCAAAAACTTCAATGTGTTTAAAGCTAAAAATATCCAGCTTCAAAATGAAATTGAAATGAAAGGTTATAAATATGTAGCCTTTGAGGGAAAAGAATTTAAGTTTAAAGCAAAGGAATTGATTTGTTTGGAAAAGGAAATCCAAAAGAACAGAATCAAAATAGCACAAGGCAAAGAAACGGGCAACTTAGTAAGCTACATTCTAGCATTGATTTTTAAACGTGAAGACTTGACCAATAACGAGCATTACGAAAACTTACATTTAGAACTCAAAGCGAAATTATTTGAAGATCATGTTAAAGCCGACTTTGCTATTCCTTACATCAATTTAATTTCAAAAAATATCTTTGACCTTGTCTAATTGGAATAACGTAACGGTTGCTCAATACATTGAAATAAAGGAGTTAGATTCACAAGATTTAACTCCTTTAGAATTGTTTTTGGAAAAGATTTCAATTATTACTGACAATGATTATTTTGATTTGTATGAAGATGAATTAAACGATATTCTGACTGAATACGATTGGATTAATACCTTACCACCCGTCAACACAAAATCAAACTTCAAACATTTAACCTTTGGTAATTTCATTGATTTAGAAAATTACTGTACTGAAAAGCCACCGATTGAGAATATTGATAAGATTTGCGCAACTATTAAAGGTTACGAATCACTAACCTTTGAATGCGACAAAATATTAAGTGAACCGATTACTAACCACTACGCCACGCTAGAGAATTACATCAAATACCGTTTGCAAATTTTAGATACCTATAAAGGATTATTTGAGGATAACGAGGATGAGGATGAGGATGAAGAAAAGGAAGTTAAAGAGAAAAAAAGCACTACCGAAAATTGGCTAAATATTATCTATCAATTATCAAAAGGTGATATCACTAAGGCAAATGAAGTTACAAACTTACCGCATATAATGGTACTCAATTGGCTTTCACTTGAAACAAAAAATCAGCCCTCTAAAAAGAAATTGTAGTTACCGCCACCCTCAGGTTGGTTAACGATAATAATATTTGCTAGTTCCAAAGTAACATTATCAAACCTTAATAACGGATATTCATTTTGTAGGTAGGCTCTGAAATACTGCCTATAACGTTGTGTTGTGTTATCAAATGACCTTGAGTTCTTAAACCATGACAATAGTTGCATAGGGATAATATGATAGCATAAATACGGCTCTGCGTAAATCTTAACAGTAAATGTGTAATCGCTTGACATAAATGTTCCAAAGTTGTAATCTATTTCAGCCGTCACGTCAATGGATTTGTAAAGCGCACGAGTATCAATCAAAGGGGCGTTTAAGATTATCTCTTTGAATTTACGTGTGTAACGTCGGTCAATATCTCGGGGTGTTCTAAATGCCATACTTCGGTTTTATTACTTCAAACTCTCTATCTATTTGGTAGTCTATCCACACATCGTACAACTTGTTAAACGCTTTTTGAACGTTATCTTTCGCTAATGTCTTTTGCGTAATGTTTCGTGGCTTTATATAAATCGTTCCCAAGTCTACAAATTTAAAATAAAAAGTTGTCTTTAAGCCTTTAATTGTGAAAACCTCAGTATTAAAATCAAAGTCAATCTTAACCTTAGTGGTGTTTTTCATTCGACCTGTGCGCACCGCTTTAACCTGAACAATAGTTTTCTTGATTTCAGCATTTACAGTACGTGTACACGCCCCCAATTGGCTATTGAACTTTGCCTTGCTTGTCATAGTGATGCGCTTGATTTCATAGCATTAACACGGTTTTGTGTGTTTGTCATATCCGTTTCACTTACAACCGCAGTAACCGTAATATTTTGACCGTTTCCACCATTTGAACCGCTAGCATTTTGATTGTTTGCCGTGCCACCGCTACCGTATAAATTAAACGATGGTGTTGCGCTAGGTTGTTGTGTTGAACTAGGAGCAGGAGGAGCAGGAGGATTTCCACCGCCACCGCCACCACTACCAAATTGTGTACGTGAGATTTTTGCCACGTTTGCCATACCGCCAACGATTGCCACACCCGCCGCTATTTGTGCTTGACCAGGAAACAAGTTATTTGCAGGTGAAGCCAAGGCAGAGTTCGCTGCTAAATAAGTTGAAATAATCGCTTGACCAATTGAAGCTGCTTTATTAATTTGAAACGCTTTCTTTTGGCTCTTTTCATCTTTACCCGCCGTCGCATCAATAAGACTTGCTAACGCTCCAAACGCATCGCTTGCCATTTGTAGTTTAGCGTTTTGAACTTCTTGTTCAGTTGCTATTTTTTTAGTTGCGCTTTCTTTGTCGATAGCGTTTAAGTTGGCTTCTAATTTCTTTTTTAAAGCAATTTGTAATTCTGCATTACCCTCCGCAGCTAAATATTCAGCATCGTATTTTTGTTGTAATACTAACTTTTCGTAATCTGCTTTTTCAAGCGTTAACTCTTGCAATCTTAAAAATTCAGAGTCTTCTTTTGCTATTGCATCGGCAGTTGCTTTATCTTGAATTACTTTTAATTTTTCAAGTCTACTTTTTTCCGCATCAACATCTATTTGAGTTAAATCACTTTGAAGTTTTTTAGTTGCTAATTTAATAAGTCCCTCATCGTCTCCAGCGATTGCAATTTGTTTATCGTAAGCTTCTTGTAATGCTACTTTTTTCTTTTCAGTTTCTGAAAGTGTTAATTCATTTTCAAGCGCAAATTTTGCGTCTTCAGTTTCAATGTATTTTGCGTTTGCCTTTTCTTGAATTTCTTTTAATTCTTGAGCGGTCTTTTTAGTCGATTCCTTTTTACCCTCAGAATTTTGTTTCTCAATTTGACTGCTAGTAATACCCGCCTTTTGTTCAACTGCTAAGGCATCTTGAGTTAAATTAGCAACTAAAGTGTTTATTTCTTTGGTATCTTTTATTAATTGATCGTCAACTTTTTTCCTTTTAATTGCAATATATCCTAATACCTGACCTCTAGCTGCTTCTTGACCTTTTAAAACCATTGTTTTATTCACTTCGGCTTGTTCAAAAGCATCTAGTTCAAATTTTTGTCTTGCTTCAAATGCTTCTGCATATTTTTGACCAGCCAACGCAGAAAGGGCTTGTGCTTGTGCGCGTAACATTGTCGCTTTTACATACGCACCACTTCTTTTTTCGTAAAGGTTTTCAGCTTCTTCAAGTGTTTTAGCATTACCCAATACACTGCCTAAATTATCGTTGTAGTCTTTAAGCGCTTGCTTATTGCTAATAATTCCTTTTTTAGCAGCATCAAATGAAATACCTACATTCGATATTTTCTGTTGCGCTTCACCTAATGCTTTACCTGTTGTTTTTGCTACCTCGTTAAATTCCTCTGTTGAAATTGCCGCTTCATCTGTTTGACTAGCGAAATAAGCAATAGCACCCACCACCGCAGTAAGCCCCGCGATAATGGCGATAATAGGTAATGCGTTCATTGTTTTACCTAATACATTTGTGGCAACCGTTGCGCCCTCTGTAGCTACAATTTGTCCCTCTGTTACTACGATGTCAACTTCTTTTGCTGTGGTAAGTAATCCCAACTTTGAAGCGGCCGCTATAAACGAAGCCTTAATCTCTGTCATTGTATCACCTAAAGCACCCAATGAATTTAACGCATCACTTAAACCCGCAAGCGCTTGGAGTTTTACCAATGTTTCTGTTACCGCTTTTGATTCATCACCAAATAACGCTTGTGCTGAAATAAGACCTTGAAAACCCGCTATCCCTACGCTTGTCGCTTTACCTAATCCTTTGGCTAAGTTTTCAGTTGCACTACCCGCAGTCGCTTCGATAGTTGCGTTAACGTCTTGCATTGCATCTTTTAATTCACCCGCTTTTTGTTGTAAGCGTTCAATCAATGCTGGATCGGTTGCTTGTTGTAAAGCAATAGTTGTTTCACGTAATTCCTGACGAAGCGATTTTATCCCCGTGGTGTTTGTTCTTATTTCAACGTCGATTACTTTGTCTGCCATGATTCTATTATTATTGTGGTGTTCATTAGTAGCCCATCTGTTAAAGTTCCTGAAGAGTCTATTGTTCTTATCTCAACTGTAAAATTGTTTATTCTACCTATTGAAATGAACCCTACAGTTGACTTTGCAAATTGAGCAACGCAAAGGACTTGACCTAAAAATACACCGTTTGGCGATGTTAATTGATAGTGTCCTATATTGATTCTTGTAATCGTTAATCCGAATTGGTCAACTGCAATATCCATTGTAGGGTTTGCAGTACCTACCTGAGTAACCAACGCCTTAAATAGAAATTTAGGCGAAAGTATTTCTTTGTTTCCTACAAATAAGTTATCTGTATAAAGTCCATCCTTTTCTACTACCTTATTATCTCCGATTACAATTGCATTTTTAACCGTTCCTAAGATTTGGTTTCCGTTTCCTAATACAATAACGCCACCGCTTGAACTATCGCTAGTCAAAGAATCGTAACGTTTTTTGATAATATCCTTTATTGGCACTTTTATGCCAGCATCGTTTTTGCTAGGTTTAGTTGGTTTAGGTATTCTAAACTTTGGTAGTGTTACTTCCTGGTCAACACTTAACAACTCAAACTTTGTCGGTGCGTTACTGTTTGCATCGTAGTCAATAACTTTGTTTATTACCCAATAGGAACGGTCTAAATAGATTTTATCGTTTAATCTAAGGTTTGCTATGTCAAATGAATTAACGTTTAACATAACAGTGTACAGTTTACCGCTATTGATTTGGGCAACCGTTCGCCTCCAATAGGTATTCCCTAAATTATTGTACGGAATAGTACCGTAGTTGTTATCAAAGTAGTAATCACAAGCCCCAAAGTTCAAATCTTTGTTTGCGTTTACGGGTGCATCGAAGTGACCAACAAACGGATATTCATTTACGCTTATCCATTGAGTTGGTGTATCATTGATTTGATAATAACCGCAAGGATATTTGCCACCGTCAAAAACTATTCTTGGTAGTGTTTTAGGCTCGCTTCCATTTACTCCAAACACAGTTGCACCAAATGGAGTTGAAAGGAAAGGAGACGCCCCGAAAATTACATCTTTCTTAACTTCGTTTTTGATATACTCGTTGTCGAATGTGTATTGAACCTGACCGTAAACCTCGTTCACATTTTTAAGGTAACCAACATTTAACGCATCGGTGTCGGTTGCATAGGTTAGTGTTAATTTCTTTGCAGTTAATTCTGGTAGGAATGTCAAAGTATGTGGTAACTCCTTACAAAGTTTTTGAGTAAAATCTTTTACCGTTCCCTCGTCGTAATATTTATCCCTAGTTTGAATTATTATATCTTTCGGGTTGTCAATATTTGGAATAACAAACAAGTTAAACATCGTAAACAATGACTTTAAGAAATCACTTTGTTTGATATTGGCTGGTATAAAATCGTTCATTACAACGGGAAAACCAAACGTTAAACTTTCAGCACTTGGAACTATACGAATTTTAATTGATTTTACATTTACAACGTATGTAACACTGGCGGGTGCATTATCAATTACTCTAAAAAATTGAGGGACTGTATTTATTGTAGTGTACATTTGCAACTCCAATACATCTGTAAATGCAATGTCAGTTGCTGATAAAATTAAAGTATTAACACCACTTGAAATAGTAGTATCACCATTTGGTAAATTTGCATACCCTGAATAGTTTGCATCTATAACAGTAAATCCGTTAGGTGAAATGTAGCAAATAGGATTAACGCTATTAGCAACAACATCTACAATACCCAAAGGAAATACGCCACCGCTTGTACACTCAATAAACGGCTTACTAGATATTTGACCGTTTAAATAAACAGAGCTTGATTCGTTATTTCTAAATTTTAAATCGTAATCAATTTCAATTTTATACTCAAGGGCGCTTGGTGGGCTTAAATTAAATGGACTTGTATACTCGCTTAACGTTGGATTGTAAACGTTTTGGTCGTCTTTAATCTCTGTATTAATATTTAGCTTTGTTGCTGTGCCTACGTTGTTAAGTTTAACACCCGTTACCAATTGAGATGTTGTTTTTTCTGCAATAACTTCAATCGCTTCTTGAGTCGCTTCGCTTACTTTCGACTTACCGCCGTTGTAAGGTATCAGCATTTTATCAATACCGATTGATTGCATTTCGTCTAACTGATATGAATATCCAGCGTTGGAAAAGATACGGTTAAGATATTGCCAAACATAAACAGCGGGTTTCATTTCCGTAAGGTTATACTGCGCATCGTCGGTAATTGGTAACACGTATTTGTAACCATCCTCTTTAACATGGTCAAAACTTGCAATAACATCACTCGCTTGATACGTGTGATTTAAGTCACTAAAATCTAAGTCAGTCAGCAACTTACTACCTATGTCGGTAAACAACTCCGAAACGGTATCTTTCACGGTAACCGTGTACATGATTTGCTCATCGTTGCCTATGCCAGTCGAAATCTTTTCTACGTCGATAAGTTGAATGATTGCATTGTCCAAAACTATCTCACCGTCTTGCTCAATCAAACACGCTTGTTTAGTGTTGATATTGAATTCTAAGGTTACAGCGTTAACATCAAATATATTATCAAAGACAAGGTTGTTATGTTTCGTCCCTACAATTTTAATCGACTTACTGAAAGAACCCGTTTTACTTGTCAAGTCCCTAACGTCTGACACTCCAAAATTCAAAGGCACTACAACGTTTTCTGCAACCTCTAAATAATCGTTTATACCAACATTAAAGTAATCCCCTATTAATCTAATTCTAGTTACCGTCATGCGTTAATCGGATTTTGTACAGCGTAACGTACGTTAATAGTTTTACGGATTAAGTTCCCGTTTTTAGATCGTTCAACATCGTAACCGCTTTCAGTAACTTGACACGCGAAATAATCGTTACCAACTTTTAAAAACACATACCCACTTGTCATTAATTGCTCAAAGTAAACGCTTTCAGCATCGGTTAAATAATTTGTGTTTAAAGTTAATTCTTTGGTGTTATCAACGTGATAAGTAGTCGTGCCACTTTCCCAAGTGTTAAACGTTACAAGTCCAGCGTAAACGTTTCCAAATTGTTGGTTATACGTTAATCGGTTAACTTGACCTTTTTCATACGCTCGAAGTTGCATAGCGAAATTGGCGAACGTGCCTAATCTATCCATGAAAACTATTTCGTAGTCCTCAATATTGCAACGTCTATCAATTTGGTAAGTGATAACTTCAGTTAACGGTGTTCCACTCGTATTGGTCAAATAAACGTTTACGATTTTGGCGTTATCCTTTACGATTGGTAAAGTTCCTGAATCGACTATCAAAGTTCCTTGATTACCTAAACCGCTAGCGACTTGTATAATCCCTTGCGCAGTTGTTGCAGTTATTGAACGGTATGCAATATCTCCTAAGTCATTCTCAAAAGTAATGCGTAAAGTTCTTGAAATGTAGTTATTGAAAAACGCAAGCCAATTATCCTGATTTGGATTTTGTTTAACGATTCGTGGCATATCTGTAAGAAACTTTCCAACGGGTGACGTGCCTAAAAGAAATTGCGCACCAGTGAAAGAATTCATATCTTTTAGTGGTATAGCAATATTAGCGGTTGTTTTTTTCGTTTGTCGTGTAAGATTCAAGAAACGAGATTTTCTATTATCAGCGTAGTACATCTTACCGGGTGTCGCACCGCCCGAACCAATCCACGGCAATTGAGTAACCACCGTATAATTGTCAGGTTCTATTGTAACCGTAAACAAACCGTTTAAAGCATCCCTAAAATCATTGTAAGTAGTATTAAGTTCTACTCTTACTTGGTCACCAACGATAAACGGGTGAGGCGTTACGTTTGGCGTTTGATTGAAACCCGTCAGCCCACTATCAAAAATATAATCATCAAAATCCCACGCCACGATGTACTCCTCACCAAAGCGAATGTCAAACTTCAAATAATGTTCTAAAGCGTTTTGAGCATCGGAGTTTTGAAAAGGATTGTGCGCGCTTAAAAAGTTTTGTACATCTCTAGAAATATCTACTTCCGCCCAACCATCGACGGGTCTAGGTGCGTATTTCTTTTCAAATAGTTTATCTCCTGAGCCGTCAGCGTTGTACACTTCGACAATGTATCTAAATGCTTTCTCGTTTACGTTTGTACTACTCAAATACCAACGCAAAGGATTATACCCCGCGCTTAGTGTGCTTTGATTTGTACTTTCAATCGTTATTGCCATACTTAAAATAGGATTTATTTGCTACATGTCCATTGAGAATGATTCGCCAATATCGGTAGTTGAATAACTATCCACCCACAAATTAGCGTATCTAATCGCATCCATCGCATCGTCAAACAGTTTGAGCGGTTCTTCTGTTTGCACCCCGTTAATTTTACGGTAGCGATATTTCTTATTCTCTCGAATGATATTTGAGCTATCAGAATGTACGTAAACTTTCTTTTGCTTGAGCTTGTCAAGTCCGCTTTTAACGTTCTTGTTTGCGTTCAAAACATAGTACCCAGCGTTGCGTATGTCTTGTATCATTTCGGGACGTGCGTAGTCAGCAATTATCTCAATGCTATTCTCAATACCTTTACTTTGCATTAAGCTAACGAGTTGACCACTTGTCAAACCCTCACGGTAAATTATTTCTTCGACAAAGATTTCATCTTCAAAATACCAAACACGGCATAGTGCCGTAGGGTGTACAAAACCAAAATCCAATCCATAGCAATATTGTTGAAAGCGCTCAGGCTTTTTATCCACTTGTTCCCAAACCTCAAAGATTGATTCTTGCAGTTGTCCGATTTCGCCAAGTCCGTACACTTGCCACCAGTTCCACCAATACCCTTTATTCCCGCTTTTTTCTTCTTTTTCTGCTTTGGCTTTACGTAGCATCAAATCTTTGAATATCCTTTGCGGTATCGCCTCGTTATCTTTGTATGTAAGTTTAATGAAGTCAACTTCTTTCTGAGGGAGTATTTCGGTATGCGCCCAAAATTCCATATCGGCATTAAAGTCCATCCAAACCTCTTCGCTCCTAATCATTAAGGCATCCGCTATTTCGTAGTCGATATGGTTAGCTTCATTCAGGAATAAGATTTGACGTTTACCACTGGCTTTGGCTTTACCGACTGTGTCAAATGATTTGAATTGGATTTTAGAGCCGTTGCTCAATGTGTAGATCAAACTTGAAGCGTTCCAACTTGTATCGTTCCATCTGCCCTCGTCAATTAAGAAGTTAATAAAAATATCTAGCGCCCCCTCTTTTACGGCGGTTAATGTTTCGGCAACCACTGTTATTCTTATTCGTGGTGTTTCAAGTCCTTTGTCGTAAAGTATTGGAACGATACCGAAAGTCTTTCCGCTACTCGTAGAGCCTTGAATTATCTTAATAGGCTGTTTTAAGGCTAACATTTTCCTAAGTGCTGTGGTAACCTCAAAAGCCATACTAATCGATTTTAAATTTCTTTAATTTCTTTTTTAGCCTTTTATTTTCACTTTCTAAAAAACCTATTCTAAATTTTAAAGAACTATTTTCAACTAATGCTTTATGAAATTGGAAGTATTCACCTTCGCGCCTAACGTTAGTATAGTAATCATATTTAGTTATTTTATCCATACTAATCTATTTTAAATACTCTAGGTTCTGATTTGATTGTGTGTTCTATTTTAGTGCCGTATTTCTGCGGTCTAAGTTTGGAAAGAATAAATTTAAGTGTGTCAACTTTCAATCTATCTCTAGCGATTGCATTACTTCCAATATTTACAGTTCCTTTAACTGTAGAATCATTCCAGTTTTCAAATGATATTTCCCTAAGCAAGTCCTCAAGGTAATCAAGTTGTTTCTCGCGCGCACGCGTGTACCTCTCCTCGTTCAGTTCACTTTTTTTCAAATGATTCCTAAAAGCATTCTCTGTCGCTAGTCCATTATTACGACAAATGGAGAGTAACCCTAAGTGAGTTCTCTCCAAATCTGAACATATTTTTTCAAACAGTTCGGCTTCCATTACTCCTCAATTTGTTCGATAAACGCTTTCTTAGATGTCGCTTTGATATTCGGGAAACGTTCACGTAATTCGTTCAATGTGAAATCTGCGTAACTATCTGCGATTAACCCCTCGTTTTCTTCTTTGGGTGTTTCTGTTTCATCCTCAAACATAAATGCAAATTCTTTGATGTTTGCCCAATGATTAGGATTAACTTCTGCTGTGTTAATTTGGATTTTTCCAATTGCTTTTGAGTTTACTGTAACTATACAATTCTCAAATTCTTCTTTAAATTTTGCCATGGTTTCTTATTTCTTGTTTCATTTCATTTATTAAATCATTCGCTGTTTGCTTGCTTAGATTGAAGTATTTAGCGAAGTCCCTTACTGTCCTGTATCTCTTTATAAAATACGCTTCAAAGATAATCTTTTTTATACTACATTTCAAATTTAGCCTATACGCTTCGATTTGTGCTTTTTGGCTATTACGTTTGATGTCGTGCTCTATCTCTAATAGGATATTGTTTTCTTCTTGTCTTTCGATACCTATCAACTCCGAATGTCTTTCTTTAAACTGGTAATTCGTTACGCTGTTTTGTTTGCTAATTTCTAAGTTTATTTTGCTGAAAAAATACGATTGTAGTTGTCCGACGTTATCAATTTTATCTTTGCATTTTAGAACGTGAATGTACGCCTCACTAATTACAATTTCAGGATCAAAATTTCTTTTTTTTCGTCGCACAAAGTCGCTAGAAACTTTTAAAAGTAACTGATAATTTTCATTTACGTAGTTATCAATTTGTGACTTTTGCATACCATTCATTAAACTGTACACGCTTAATTTTTCGCTTTGTCTTACTACACATACAATAATATTCAGCATCGCTATTATACGCCAAAAAGATACGCTGACAAGTCAACATATCCTTTTTTGAATCACTTGGGTGCGTCTGCCAAGTATCAATCTCGCTCTGTGATAGAATCATATAAATAAGCCGTTAACGATGCAAAGATAGCATAATAAACATTCCATGTAACAATTAAAACACTCCAAAATGATAAGCATTTAAAACACGTTATAATGTCGATTACTTTTTCTAATCGTTTGATTAAGTATAAACGTTCAATTCTTTCTTGCAACGGTTCAAAATGCGTAATAAACCAGGCGATTAAGAAAACTTTTAAGGCTACTACCATGTTGTCAATGTATCAATGCAAACCGCTTGCCCTAGTGGCGTAGAATTATACTGCGCTTCGGGAATGTTATAAATCACTTTCAGATTATCGGAGCAAACATTTTGCAAAATAAATACTCTATCTGTTTCCATTTTCATTTTTAGAAGTCCACAATTACAAAGCGTTTCTTCTTTTTCTTCTTTCTTGCATGAAGCTAAAACTAGCAACGATGCAAATAAAATTACTCTTTTCATATTCTCAAATTTACAATTTATTTTCTAATCGAACGGTCTAAAAGAAACTGATAAACTTCTGCTGGAGTATTTTCCGCTAGAAATTTATTCATTTCATCGTCTCTTTGCAGTTCGTGTGTTCGTGGACTTATCAAAGTAGGTGGCTTTTTGTATTCGTGCAAACCAAAGATAAAAGTTGAATTATCTTTTATTAATCTAACATCAATACCACCCTCTCTCATTGTTGAATAGTCGTAAGGATTAATGCAAGGTA